TGGATTTGAAAAAAAATTACAGACAGGTAATTTTGGACAAATAACATTGAAGAAATTAAATGAGTTATATGGTGTTTCTGAAATTAATGAAGATACATACAAAAGGATTAAAGAAAAATGTAAATCATCATCAACAACAGGTACAACAACCAATACAGGAACAACAACCAATACAGGAACAACAACCAATACAGGAACAACAACCAATACGAGTACATCAACCAATACAGGTACAACAACCAATACTAGTACAACAACAAAACCCATAAGTGATGTAGTAAAACAAGAAATTAGAAGTAATTTAAAGAAAAGAGAAGGGGTTCTTGGAGTTGGGGGAGGATATGTTTATAAAGGAAGAGATTTAACACCTGATGAACAGAACTATTTAATTGGTTATGCAAAAGAAAGGGGTTATGAAAAATTTATACCTAAAGAAAGAATGGGTCCCAATGACAAATACGTATTTAGAAAATTAAAGAAAAAATAATTAAAATGGATTTAAAAACACAAATAAAACAAACACTCCTTGAGGAAAGACAAAATAAACTCAAGGAGTCTTTTGTTGAGTTATTGGATATTGATGATAAAGTATATTTGGTTGAGAGGTATTTTACTATTTCAATGAAATTATTGGAGGAGGGGTATACAATTGATGAAATTGAGGCCGCAGATTTAACAAGTGGTTTAGGTAATGTTAATTGGAAAGAAACCATTGGTCAAGGTGCTTTATCGGCTGCGAAGGAATATGCAATTAGATTTATCTTAAAAGAAGTTTTTGGTGCAAGTCCTGGATTTGCAACAACGGCATCTCAAATATTGGAAGGATTAAACCCTTTAGATTTAATAAGACCGTTTAAAAGTGAAGAAAGTTGTGTTCAATCATTTCCAAATGTTTGTGACCGTTTATTGGAGGCATTGGTAAGGTACTTGGGAGGTAAAGAATTGGGTGTCGATAGAAATGACTACGGTATCAACTATAAAGGTATCACAACTGCGATTGGTGGAAATATTTTTGGTGAATTAATACAACAATCGGATATATCTGAAAAGATATCAAATAAATTCTGTAAAATGATACACTAAAATGGAAATTAAGAAAAAAGATTTATTAGAAAATAGACAACAATTGAATGAGGATTCAATTGAAAATGCGTTGATGATTGCGGGATTTGTTCCCGTTATTGGTGAGATTGCAGATATTATATTGATTATAAGATATCTAATAAAAGGTGAAAAATTATATGCAGCATTAATGTTGATAGCATTAGTACCTACTGTTGGTGATTTTATTGCAAAACCAATTATTAAACTTTTTAAAGGTAGTAGAGAAGGGGTAATTGCAATGAGAGAAGGTGGTACTAAATTAGCTGAGTATGTGGCGAAAAATCCACAAGTTGCAACTAAATTTAAAAGTTTATCAAAGTACATAAACACACCAGCGGTTGAAAAAACAGTTGAGAATATTGGTAGAATTAATTCAGGTTGGGGTGCTAGTTTAAAGAATGGTCTAAATCAAATAACAAAAAATAGTGCAATTAGTGGATTAAAAGCGGGTGGTAAAGAAGTTATTGCCGGTGGTGCTTTTAGAACAGGATTAAAAGATTATTTTCAAGGACAAAGATTGACAAAATATTTTGCAAAAAAAGGTGTTCTACCTGAAAAAGGAATTCAATCATGGTGGTTAAATGTTATGGCTAGACAAGATAGAAAAAATGCGTTTAGAAAATTCATTGGTGCAAATAATTTATTAGCTTATTTTAATATACCTTCATTGACAACATTTGAAGAAAAAATGTCATCAGACGCAGAATTTAGAAAAAAGGTGGCTGACGACCCAAAAACAAGTGACTATATTGCAGGTAATTACATGCAAGGGGATGAAGGTACACCTGAAAAAGGTTCAGGGGGTTCCGATTTATTCGGTGGTATTGCATCACTTGGAGCGTTAAAATTAATTGCTCGTTTATACTCTTAATTACTTTTTCGTGATATTTATATGTAGAGTTTATTGGTTTGGTCACCGGTAAACGATAATCAATCTAAAAAAATGAAAGGAGGTATCCAACATCTCGGCAAAGGGGTCTTAACGACCTCTTTGTTCGTTTATATAGGTTCAGTTTGTCATTTTTTTTATTTATATTTAAAATATGTCTCTACCCTGTCCATCTTGTCAAAATCCTTTGGGGTTATCTTTAGAGTTTATTATTAAACACCCAATATCGGCGTGTCCACATTGTCAAACCATCTTTAATTTTACGGTTAACGATGAAATTAAAGAATCGTTTAAGGATGCTGTGTCCGAAATTGAAAAAATTAAAAAAGAATATAAGGGGATGGTAAAGTTTAAGTGATTTGCAGATATTTATTGGAATAATAAACAAATAAACTACAAAAAACAAAAAACAAAAAAATTATGGCATCAGACATTTCATCACAATTTACCGGTTTACCAATAGAAGACTTAATTGTATCTCCTATTGTCGGTATGGCTAAAGGTCAAGCAAAATTAAACGATGTAACATGGAAATACATCAACGAAGTAGCATTCACAAAAGACGAAAACGGTAAAACAGTTGCTCGTTCTTTGGATGTGGAAATGAACAGAGTAATGACTGATGGAGCTACAGGTGAACAATCAGTTCAAACTTTATACTCTAAAGTACCTATGTTACCATTAGTACCGCTTCCAGCATTAGCAATCACATCTGCTGATATTGAATTTACAATGGAGATTAAAACTTCTGAAGTAAATAAAGATTCATCAGATACGAGTGGAAGTTTCAGTGCTACAGCATCAGGTGGATTTTGGGGTATGAAATACTCAGCTACAATGGCTGGTAGTGTTGCTACTCACAAAGAGAACACAAGAAGTACTGATAACTCAGCTAAATACAATGTAAAAGTACACGCTGAACAGTTACCACCTACTGAAGGTATGTTAAAGTTATCTGATTATCTAACACAAATGTTAGAACCATCTTTGATTCCTTTGACAGCTGACCCAAACAATAAGTAATATTAACACTTTTTTTTCTCGTTTATTTTTGTTATATTGTGTAAAATAATAACACACAAAATGAATAGATTAAACATAGAAGAACTTGTTGGAGGTTTACTTGAAGCCGCGATGGTGGCTCAGAATATAAGTGAAAGACAACACATCAATTCACTCCGTAATTATTTCGATGGAAACGGAAATCCTAAATTACAAAGATTTGTAATTGGGGAAAATACAATGGATGTCCCAATTTATATCTTAGCTGACCATTCGTCAATTGGATTAGATGAATTGGATATTGAATTTGAAGCAAGATTGATAATTGGTGGTTCTAAAGTATCGGAACTAAAAAAATCACTTCTTGGTATCTTTAAGAAAAGGGGATATGAATCCAATATTAAAGGAATTGAAGTTGACTCTGGTAAAAATACAGATGGTTCGGGAATGGCTAAAATTAAAGTTAAGTTTAAGTCAGACGAAAAACCTGAAATGATTTCAAGATTAGTTGATTTATATATTCAAAAATTATCCGACCCAAGTCAAACAGTAGTAAAATAAAAATAAAAAACCCACCAATTGGTGGGTTTCTTGTTTAATTATTAATACGACCATATTTCCAGTTTTCAGGTAATGGTTCGTCTTTTTTTATTTTTTGATTGGTGTTACCGTCTGTAATCCATTTTAACCCATATTGTGAATTTTGTTTTCCAATACCATGACCTCTCTTACTTTCTTTCATTTTTTGAATAGTTTCTTCCTTGTGTTTTTTACCTGTCCAATCGCAATAAAAAGAAGTTTCACCTCTAGCAATTCTCCTTTTGTTCGCTTCAGATATTTTTTTCGAGTGATTTAAACGATATGATTCATCATTTTTCATTCTTTCGGAATGTTTTAAACCTGCAGCTTGGGAACATTTAAACTGATGTTCTTTGCTGTAAAATTTACCTCCACCTAAACCTCCATTCTTCATATTATAACAATTAGGATTGTTAATATGATTTTCGGTGATGATTTCTTTTTCTCTTTCTATTAATTCATCTCTTGTGTTACACCATTCTAAAATTTCAAGTTTAAAATTATCAATACCATATTTTCTAATTGAACGTCTTAAATGTGTCCCACTACCTATGTACCCATCTTTTAGATTACTAGTGGAGTGCATACCAATATAAAACTTGTTATTAAGTAAATTGGTTGTTTTATAAATAAAGTGAAATTTTTTTAACTTAATTGAGTTCGACATATTAATAAATATGCCGAAAACTCAAAAAAGTTAACGGGTGGAGATGCCGGGATTTGAACCCGGGTCTTGTTCGCCATAAAATAGATGGACTACACGTTTATTCAATTATTCACAACTGACAAATATCTGATTCCTATTTTGACATCGTTATCAGAAACTGTGTCGGGTTCACTTCAATTATGGTAGCACCCTGAACGAAACCATTTGTACCTTTTTTGATAGGTACCACACCGTAGGGACTTCTGTTCCAAGGTTATATGTCCATCGACCCGTTAAGTGACAGTTATTAGGCTGCTACTTTAGAAGTTGCAAGTAAACCTGCTACCTCCATGTTGTTGTAAACGTTGCCGTTTGAGTTTTACCACCGTTGATTAAAGTCGTAGATGACATCCGACTACGTGCCCATTTACCCCATAAACGCCAATCAATTCCATTCATCCCCATATTTTAAAGAACGATACAATGATAGTGTTTATTTTTGATTTAAACAACTATTTTATTCTTGAACGACCGTTACCACAAATTTACCATCAACCTCCGTTAAATCAACCACAATTGGTTCATTAATGGGGTTATATTGTTCTGTACATATTGATGCGTTTACAAATAATGTATCGTTAATTTTTTCTGTTCCATATGAATAATGAATATGTCCAAAAACATGCATTAATGGATTTAACACATCAACACGTTCTTTTAATAGTTGACATCCAACATTTCTTTGACCATATTTATCCATCACATAATCCAATATACCAAATGCGGGACCGTGAGTGATAAGTATATCGGTATCATCAGGAATCTGTTCCCATTTCTTTTTAAGTTCTTCACCGTCTCTTGGTAAATTAAAAGCCCAACTATAAAATTCTGGTTGCCATGGACTACCATAAATTTTAATTGGTCTTGAAAATTCAGGAAAATCTATAGTTATAGAATCATCTCTTAGATAGGTAACATTAGATTGTTGTAAATTTTCTTCATAAAGATAGGTGTTCAACCAATTTGGTTTATTTTCAAAAGATATGTCATGATTACCAGCAATAAAAATCTTGGTGTCAAATTCTAAATTTTGATACCAACTAATAAAATCACCAACTTCTTTTTCTCTACCTACATTTGTACAATCACCAGCGTGAATTAAAATATCACCTTTAGGTAAATTGTGTGGCATTTGTTCATGTAATGAATGTGTGTCCGATATTAAAACTATTCTCATATTATTAAATATATATAAATTTTCAAAAAAAGGAAGGGTTGATTTTCACCAACCCCTCCGGGGCTTGACCGGTTTAGAGGTCTGATTCCACCACTTAGTTTTACTAAACTAAGAAAATAAACTTTTAGTTTTTATCTAAAAGTTCGGCGATTGCTTCAAGTTCCATTTGTGCCTTTAACTCTGGTGAGATAATTGCGTTCAAACGAGATTCTAATTCAGCAAGTTCTTTGCGTTTTTCTTGAAAGGATATTTGATTTACTCGAGTTTGGAAATCTTCTTTCCACTCATCAACCGAAAATCCTAACCAAGTAAAGTTGTATTCAACACCCAAATCTTTAGCTGCCGATTCTGATTTATCTTTTCTGTCCATGATAAAAGCATACATTTCTACAATCTTACGAACATCAGTCACCGTAGCGATAGTTGTTCTGTCATGTGCAGAATTTGCTGAATATCCAAAGTTACCACTTGTTTTCCAACAAGGTCTCTCCGCTTTTTCAATTGCTAATTTTTTTGACTGAACTAAATCAAATAGTTCTTTTACTTTTTCGTCTGTTGTTTTTACTTTTGTTGCCATAATTGTTGTTTTAAATTGTTGTTAATTATTTATTTATAGTTGTTTCACGAGAAACAATTTG